TTGGCGCAGAAGGCTACGAGATAGCCATGAAAAAATTAGCAAGTTTTATTGGCTCTAATTCTGAGTCTTTAATATCTCTGATGCAAACTGTTATAAAGGTGGTTATTCCTGTTTCATTTGCGTTAACAGCAATCTTTCAGATTCTTATGAAGGGAGAATACAAAGATAGCTTTCCTGCCGATGAACCTGGAACAGCTGCAGCTGATAAGGCACCTGCTGATACAGCCACAGCCACTATCAGTGAATCGCGCCTTCGCAAGATCATTTCTGATACATTGCTGCAAGAACATTATCGTAAAAATAAAATTTTGCAATGATCTAATCTACATACACAGTATTTAAATGCATACTAGCTTCCTATTTATGAAAAGAGGCTAGCTTTGTCAAACTTCATAAATACTCTTAATCCAACGCCTTTTGGCTTCTTTGACTCAGACGCTGTGTTCCAAGGTGAGGCAGATGCAATGGTAACATTTGTCAAGCGTCGTCTTGGTGATGACGTTTTGTCTGTTGAGTTGACAAGAAAGCAAGTTTGGGCATGCTTTGAAGAAGCATTCTTGGAATATGGATCAATAGTTAATCAGTATCAGGCAAAAAGTCAGCTTCTTTCTTTGCTTGGCATGCAAACTGGTAGTCTTAACGAAGCAACACAAAAGCTACCTCGAGACACACTCAATTATATTATAAGGCTTGCAGAGCCTTATGCTGTTGAAGCAGGACTTGGTGGATCATACAACTCTGCATCAGGATCAATAAAGCTGCGTCAAAATGTCCAGGATTACGATCTCTACACTGACCTTGTTGATCCTACGACAAATATACCAGTTGTGAGCTCATCTTTGAATCCAGAACAACGAAAGATGAGAATTTTTGAAATAATGCACTACAATCCGTCAGCTGCTTACAGATTTTTTGATACAACATCTGCAGTCAACTACTTGAACAACGAATTTTCTTTTGAATCATTCACACCAGAAACTGTGTTTTATGTCCTACCAGTGTTTGAAGATATTCTTAGAGGTGGACAGATGAATATCTCAAACAGAGTTCGTCGTTCAAACTACAGTTATAGGGTCACAGGGACAAAGATTAGAATATTCCCTTCTCCAACAGCAGTTAATCCTTTAAATCTTTGGGTTCGAGTTGGATTTGAATCAAGTCCGCTTAACCCATCAATTCCAGATGCATCTATTAACGGTGTTTCTAATCTTTCAAACGTTCCATATGGCAACTTTGTCTTCTCAAAAGTAAACTCGATGGCGCGTCAGTGGGTTAGGCAATATACATTGTCACTCTCAAAAGAGCTGCTTGGAATGATCAGATCAAAGTTTGGATCAATACCAATTCCTGGCGCAGAGCTGCAGCTTGATGGGGCTGATCTAAAATCAACTGCAAAAGATGAGAAAGAAAAGCTTAAGACTGATCTAAAAGAGATGTTGGACTCTATGACCTACAACAAGCTCATAGAGACAAAAGCCGCAGAGGTAGACAACATCCAGAAAATTCTCAAGTCTATACCTGTCCCGATGGGTCGTGTTATCACAATAGGATAGTAAAATGGCAAGGCTTTTCATAACATCAAGAGAGCTTGATTTGATCAGTGATCTGACAAAAGAAATTATTAAGGATGTGATCGGTCAAACAATATTCTACTATCCAATAAGAACTGACGTGACATCAGTGCATGATGTTTACGAGGAGTCAACGGAAAAAATATTTGATCAACCGATTGAAATAGATGCACTTGTTGAGTGGTCACCTGGTGAAATTAGAACAAACAAGTTTGGAAGTGAAAATTTTCACTCTATTGAGGCACGCGTTCATGTTCAAGATCTTACAGATAAAGGTCTAAGAATGAAAATAGGCGACTTTATTTCGTATGGATCTGTTTTCTTTGAAATAACCCAAGCGGTCTCAATTAGCAAAATCTTTGGTCAGGTTGAACATGTGACTGGGTATAAGCTTGTTGGCAAGCAGGCAAGAGAAGGACTTATCAGTAAGGCAATTCAAGGACCAGCAGCACAAACTCTTGAGACGGAACAAGTCACACAAGACAAGTTTGTTCAGCAACGTGGATCAGCAACAAACGAGATTGGTGAGACTGCTGACACTCGTAATCTGCAGAGCAACGGTGTGCTGGACGCACCGCTTACAGGACCTAAAAAAGTTGCACCAGATGGCATAAGCTCATCTTTTTATGGTGACGAATGAGCTCCAGATTTTCAGTTGGAAAAAGATACGGTCAAGATTCGATTGGTCTTGGTTACGATGGCAGCGCGGTACCAGAAGATTTAAAAATTCCAAGTTGCGGTCTTGAGGACGTTGATCGTGCAATGTTTAATCTTTTTGACAAAGACCTTCCACTCACTTACATTACAAAAGATGGAAGCTCTAAAAAAGTTCCTGTTATTTTCGCAACAGGTGAACGATTTGCAATAACACGTAGAAAAGAACCTCTACGCGATAAAAACGGTGCGCTTATCATACCACTCATCACAATTGTAAGAAGCACAATTGAGCAGCAAGCACAAAAATCAATCGAGATGGGGGATATTGGGACAATAGATATCAAAAGACGTCTTTCAAAAGAAGATCCAATCTATCAAAGAATTATAAACTCTCCAGGATTCAAGAACGTTGGGTCTCCCTATGCAGGTTCACGTCGCGAGAAGCAGGAAAGCCCAGAAAGAACTGCTGGTGGTCGTCAACTCGAGCCAAACCTTGGTGGTGGAATATACGAAACAATCTCTATACCAGTGCCAAAATTTTTTACTGCAACTTACGAAATCACGCTGTGGACGCAGTTCATGCAACACAGCAACGAAATACTCACAACAATTATGAGTGGGTATCACAACATACGCGCAAGATCATATCGAGTTGAAACTCCTACTGGATACTGGTTCAACGCAACATTCGAACCTGCAATCTCATCAGAGACAACATTTGACAGCATGAACGATGATGAAAGGACAATAAAGCATACAATGACAGCTGTTGTTCCAGCTTTTATTATACTTCCAACGTCCCCTGGAATCCCAAACGGGCTCCGTCGAACTCTATCAGCAACACAATTCTCTTTTGGAATTGTTGACGGACAGTCCGGACCAGAGCCATTTGGGAACGTAAACGACATGAGAGTAGATTCTAGACTTCTGGATGCAATCAGCACAATAGACGGACCCTCTCCCACCGAGTCAATAGCAACAAACCCGTCAAGTCAGGCTGAACGAGCTGCAGGAGGAAGCCAGACAATTGGGACAAGCGTGCGTCCTGCTCTGTCAACAGCTGTCGGTGGGACTGAGTCCACATCCATAAAGGTCACCAGCACCACCAGAAAGCTCTCAGAGGACCCAATGACAGGAGAGCCAATGGATGTTACCCTTCGTGTTCGTCGCATCTCCAGCGCACACGTAGAAGAGGTTCTAACTAGCATAAGAAAAACGACTAAGTCCAACAAGGACACAAAATGACGGCGCGGTTTCACTTTTTACGTGATACTTACATTTTGATTATCATATTAGATTTAGGAGCAACTGATGTCTGAACAGACCTTTCGCTCTCCTGGGTTCTTTGAACAGGAGATTGAGCTTACCGCCCCTGGCACAGCGCCGACTGGTGTCCCTGGTGGACTTATCGGTGCTGCAGCATCGGGCCCTGCTTTCGTTCCAACAACAATCGCATCATTCTCAGATTTTGAGGCGCGCTTTGGTGGTCTTGATCCTGATCGCCCAGCTACCTACGCAGCAAACGAATTCTTAAAGCATAAAGGCGCGTTAACATTTATTCGTGTTCTTGGCGCGGGCGCAAATGCAAACTCAAATGACGCCTCAGTAACAGCAGCCCAAGGCACTGTTAGAAATGCTGGATTCAAGGTCACTGGGTCCACAGTCGGTGTTCCAGCATCTGATCTCCGTAAATCTGGAGCTGTTCAGATCCTAACGGCACGTCACAAGCTGCCAGCTGACACAACTTCACCATCAGAATGGCGCGGATTTCCAATATTCAGCGACAATCCAAGCTTCAATCCGACAACAGCCGACACAGTCAACGTTGTCCGTGGCGTTCTAATGTTCCCAACCGGCGCTCGTGGTATGGTCCTTGACATGACAGGGGCAACTTCGCAGTGGTCTGGTACAGGCGCCACGATTGATGATATTGCATCAACAGATCTTAACAGTGCTTCCTCAACATACAAGAAATTCAAGTTTGCAGTGTCATCATCACAAGGCGCAGTTTTCGGAACAACTGACGGGGTTGCCGGCGTCAGAATAATGACAGCATCATTTGATCCAAGCGCAAATGATTATCTTGGAAAGGTTATGAATACCGACCCCAAGAAGTTCCAGGCTGAACAACACGTTCTGTATCTTGATCTTCCTGTTGAGGATGAGCTTGTTAGCCTTGACGTTGACGGAGACGGATGCGTAGCAATTACATCTGGGTCTACAAACAGCTATCTTTCAAATTTTGGTAAATTTGATTCACGATACGCCGCCGCAAGAACACCTGCATTTATCTCACAACCGTTTGGTGATCTTGAGCATGACCTCTTTCACTTTGAGGCATTAACTGACGGTGAATCTGGAAACTCATTATTCAAGGTCTCAATATCAAATGTAAAAGCTTCAACTGATCCTGCAAGTCCTTATGGAACATTTGATGTCTCGATTCGTGAGCTTTTCGACACCGACACCTCCACACGCGTTCTTGAAACATACGCAGGTTGTGACCTAAACCCAGCAAGCAAAAACTTCATTGCCAGTAAAGTTGGAGACCGTAAGGTAACATTTAACTTTGACGCTGTTGATGAATCAGAGCAACGTCTTATGGTCAGCGGAAAGTTTCCAAATGCAAGTCGTCGAGTCCGCGTTGTAATCTCAACAACTCTTGACTCAGGAGCAGTCCCAGCCACCGCCCTACCGTTTGGATTTAGAGGCATCCCGGCTCTGAGAACAACCCAAACTCTCACTGACACTGGCGCTTCACTTGTGGAAGGAACAAGAACATTTGGAACTCCAGGCAGCTTGCCAAGACTTCTGTGCAGCTCGTCAGCAGAAAATCAGCTTACCGGATCAATCATTCCTCCGCTTCCTCTTCGCTTCAAAGCAACACGCGGTGCAGTTGTTGGAGTAAGCTTTATTGGCGCGCCTGGAATCCTTGAGATACCAGATTCGCGTCTTCACTGGGGTGTAAAGTTTGAAAAGCTGATACCCTCTGGGACAACATCAGGAAAAGTTGAAAACTCAGTGATGGATGCAAACGCAGGAACTGAGTTTAACTCTCTTATTCTTTCTTACTCAAAGTTTCAAGGAATACAGAAGCTTGACGTTCTCGTGACAGGATCTGACGCAGATGTCTTCAATGCAAACAAATTCACTCTAGCGCGTGTTGCTCTTTCCAACCAGACCATTGCTGATGTGACTGGCACTGTAGAGGCTCACATAAGGGAGACTGCGTACATCAGAAATGGTGTTCCAAACACTCTGGACTATAGAATAACCGATTCTGCGCTAAATAGACTTACATTTGCATCGTTGCTCTCTGGATCCGCATCAACATTCAATAAGTTTTCTGAGTATGCAAAATTTTCAACCATGTTCTATGGCGGGTTTGACGGAACAAATTTGCTAGATGAAGCATCATCACGTCTTGGCGACCGCGCGTCGTCAACAGATCCAGGTGGTCGTGCAGCAGGTGGCTCAGAACCCGTTGCAGTCTCTGGACTTGGATACGATCCAGCAGGAGACTATCTCAGTAACAATGCAATCAATTCATACAGGATTGCATCCAAGCTGATGACAGACAAGCTTACCGTCAACATTAACATTCTTGCGGTTCCTGGCATCAAAGAGTCACTTATCACTGATTACATCTCTAGACGTCTGCCAGCATACGCTCTTGGGATGTACGTCATGGATATGCCAAGCTACACTGACTCAAGCGTTAGAATCTTTGAAGATTCTGTTGCAAAACCAAATGTGACAAAGACTGCTGACGCACTAAACGCTCGCGTGATGAACAGCAACTACATCGCAACATATTTCCCTGACGTTTTTGTGAATGATCAGGTCTCCAATAGACGCGTCAAAATGCCAGCTTCAGTGGCTGCTCTTGGTGCTATTGCTTATGGTGACAAAATCTCATATCCCTGGTACGCCCCAGCAGGCTTTAATCGTGCAGCTCTTGACTTTGTATCAAACGTCGACGTTAGACTAAGCACGTCCGATCGTGACTACCTCTACGAGAATAGAATCAATCCGATTGCAACCTTCCCAGGAAGCGGATTCGTCATCTTTGGACAGAAGACATTACAACTTTCTAAGTCTGCGTTTGACAGAGTGAATGTTCGCCGTCTTTTCCTTGAGATTAAAAGAGCAATCCAGGGTGTTGCGCGCGGTCTGCTATTCGAGCCAAATGACGCAACAACAAGAAAGTCGTTCGTTGATCGTGCTACACCAATCCTGAGCCTGATAAAGCTGCAGTCTGGTATCGAGCAGTTTAGGGTAATCATGGACGAAACAAATAATACATCTGCTGATGTCGAGGCTAGCAAAATCAACGGTCGAATTATTGTTGTTCCAACAAGAGCTGTAGAATTTATCGCCGTTGACTTTATCATCACACCTGCTGGCGTTGAGTTTATCTGATACGTAATAGTTAAGCGAAAGATTAAGGAGTTTAACGAATGGCTGCCCCCGGCATAACACTCAATGAAATTGACAGCACTGGTCGTGTGACAGAAGTTCAACCTTCTGGCCGCGCGGCAGGCGTAATTGGAAGCGCGAAGCAGGGAGCTGCGTTCGTGCCGATTACATTTGCAAACAATTCACAGTTCAGAACTGAGTTTGGATATCCAGACGCAGTCTATTCCTCACCCATCGCACTCAACCAGTGGCTTAACAACGCAAATGCCGGAACTTACGTAAGAGTTCTTGGAGCTGGCGACGGAAATAAACGATCAACATCTGCAACAAATGCTGGCAAGGTTACCAACGCTGGCTTCGTTGTTGGAGCTCAAAAAGTTCAGGCTGGCACAGGTCAGCTTGGAAACAATGCGTATGCAACAGTTGGTGGCG